CGCTTGTTGGCTTCGATTGATGATCCGCGTCCTCATCGGCCCGAAAGCTGCTGTGATCCTCTGCCTCGCTCTGGCGCTACTCGCCACCCCCGCCCTCGGTCAAACCATCGTCAAGACTAACCGCCAGTGACGGAACTTAAAGACTAACATTGCACTGTCCCTATCCGTAGGCGGCGGCCCCGGTTATATCGGGGCCGCCTTTCGTTTGGAGCGCGGCAAAATGGCCTACCTAACCGTGCAAGAATATATCCGGCGCTACGGCGTCCAAGAGACGGCTCAAATCACCAATGAGGTTCGAGCCTCCCCAGGCCAGGCGCCGGAGGTCGACGAGGCGAAAGTCGAGGAGGCTATCGCCGATGCAACCGACATCGTGAACGGATACGTCGGCCGGCGTTACGCCCTCCCCCTCTCGACCGTGCCCCGCATAGTGAAAAGCTGGGTCGGCGACTTGGCGCGAGAGAGGCTGTTTCGGACCAGGCCGATTGCGGCGGCCACAGACGCGGCCGACCGGGTGCGGGACCAGCTCAAAGACCTATCGCTCCAGCGCCTTGACCTCCCCGTACCCGAAGGTGCGACGGCTCCGATCGACACTTCGGCCGGAACAGTTCTCACCAGCGGCGATGGCGAGCCTTCAACCTTTGGACGCGGCGCGCTCGGGCGCTACATGGGGACGTTCGGCGGCGGTTACTGCGAAACGGCCGCATGGAAGCGCGGCAACCGCTAAGTGGCCGGCTTTTCCGCCACGGTAGACGTAACCGGGCTTGAGCGCGCCCGGCGGATCGCTGCTAAGGTCCGCGAACTTGGGGGGCGGCCCGAGCCGTTGCTTGAGGTCGCGGGGTCGGTTCTGGAGGCGTCCACCCTGGCGCGCTTCACAAACGAGGCAGGGCCAGGCGGCATCCCTTGGCCGAAGAGTAAGCGCGCCTTGGGCGAGGCGGTAGGGCCACGCGGCCCGCTCCCCGCCGGCAAGACGTTGACCGACACCGGCGATCTACGCGACTCGATCCGATACGAGGTTCGGCCGAACGAAGTTACGATCGGCAGCGACGGGCTTAAGAACCCGGTGAAGGCTCTTGCAAACCAGTTCGGTTCGCGGCGACAGACGGTTGTCGTGCGACACACGCGGGTCATTCGGTCGGCATACGGGGTGCCGCTTCCCGAGCCCCGCACCGTCAACGTGCGCTCTCATGGCCGCGTTACCAACCTTCCGGCCCGCCCGTTCGTGGGGGTCGACGCGGACGACCGTCGCGAACTAACCCGGGCGTGGATCGCCGTTCTAAGGAATCTCATTCGTGCCTAACTGGATAAAGCTGCCCGATGGCCGGTTCGCATGGGGCGACGGCGACCCGGTCGATCCGGCCGACGCATTCGGCCCGGACTTCACCGCAATCCGTGATCGTGTTGCCGGCCTCAACTATTTCACGACCGTCACCGACATTCAGAACGCGGCCCAAGCGATCGAGGAGAGCCAGGGCATCCCCCCGATGGCCTTCGTTTCGACCGCGAGTGAGGCGGCCGAGACGAACAAGCAGATCGGAGGCCATGCCCAGCGGGTCGCGACGCGGGTCTCGGTGCTGTTCGCCATAGGCATGGATCGCGCCGCGCACGACGACAAGGATTTCGCCGAGCAAATCCGCAAGGCGTTGATCCTGACATTCGCGGGATGGACCCCGCCCGGCGCGCTCGGCCCGCTTCAATATGAGCGATACCAGCCCCGGGCGATGGGCGACGGGCTGTTTTGGGGCGAGGTGCTGTTCCTCACGAGTTACCGCCTCACGACGCGATAGCGCGGCTAGGCTTTCAGCCTTTCGGCTCACCAGGGGCGGCCGTATCCTTCGGGCTCTATTTCACCCCGAGGAGCCCTAGAACATGGCCGATGATGCCCCCGAATGGTCGCCGCCCAAGCTGGACGAAAAGACCGGCGTCGCGCTGCACGGCGATTACCCCGTAAACAGCCGCCTCCGCGCCGAAGCGCTCGCCAGTGACGGCAAGGCGGAGGACCCCGATGGACTCGTGTCGCGCGAGCTGATCGAGGACGCGGGCAAGCGCCTGGCGGCCGACCGCGAGGCCGAAGCCGAAGCGCGCCGCATTTCCCCCCGGATGACGGTCGCCGACCTTGAGGCGATTGCCGCCGCCGAGGGGGCCGACCTTTCCGACGCATCGAACAACGAAGAACGCGTCGCCGCGATCCAGGCGAACCGCGACGAGCAGGAGGCTTAAGACATGCCCGGCGAAATCAAAGATTGGAACAGCAAGGTCGTCCTCCTCAAGCTGGAGACGACCGAGGGCGTTGACGCCAGCCCGGCCACGACGGCGAATGCGCTCAAGGTGCAGGAATACGCGCCGCAATTCATGGATGCGGATCAAAAGGTTCGCCGCATCGAAAAGGCTTTCTTCGGCGCCGATCCCGTCACCATGTCGGCATTCAAGCGCGGTGCATCGTTCCAGATGGAAATGCACGGGGCTGGCACCGCCACCGCAGTACCGCCATGGATGATTCCTGCGCAGATTTGCGGGTTTGCCACGCCAGCACCCGGCGCAAGTTCGGTCGTCCTGAATCCCATCACGGCGGGGATCAAGTCGGCCTCGCATTGGGCCTATATCGACGACCTCTTGCTTAAGACGGTCGGTGCGCGCGGCTCTATGGGGTTCACGATCGAGGACGACGAAATTCCGTTCTTCGCCTATTCGATCCTCGGTGTTCCCCCGCTCGCCCTGGCCGAACAAGCGGTGCCAGCAGCCGTAACGCTGACGGGCTACGTGGAGCCTTTGCTCGCCAGTAGTGAGAATACCACGTTCACCCTCGACGGGTTTGCGCTGCCTCTCCGCCGCTGGGAAATGAACAGCAACGGCGAGAACGCTTTGCGCTCGCTGATCGGCCCGGCCGACCGTATCAAAATGAGTAATCGCTCTTGGTCCGGTACGATCGTGGCTCGCGTGCCCAGCCTCACGGCCAAGGACTATTTCAGCAAGATTCGCCCAGGGTCATTCATGCCGGCCCAGGCGATCCACGGCACCGGCACCGGCAACATCGTCCAGATCGACGCCCCTCGCCTGCAAATCTCGGGCAACGTCGACCTCTCCGAAGAGGACGGCGAAACGATGATGACAATGCCGGTGACTGCGGTTCCGAATGCGGGTAACGACGAAATCGTCTTTACCAGCAAATAGGACCCTTCGATGTTCGACCTTCTCGACCGCCCCCTCCTTTGGATTTCTGTCAAGTGGCCCGGCCTCAAGCCCGGCGGTGCAGACGGAACCGGACTTGCGGAGGCGGTCGAGAACGAAATCGAAGTGCGCGTCGAGCTGAAAGAAGCCGACGAACTGGAAACCATATTTGCCGACGGCCGCGACGGTTGCGATGTATTGCGCGAGGTCGTTTCGGACTGGCGCCGGATCAAGTCGGGCGGCCAGCCGCTCCCCTTCACGCCTGAAAATGCAAAGCTCCTAATGCAGCGTCAACCCGCGTTTTTCACCGCGTTTCATGTCGCCTATCTCGGCGCGATCATGGGCCGCGTGGAGACGCGGGAGGGAAACTCCGACGCATTGCCCGCCGATGGGCAAGCGGCCGCGCCATCAAATCGCGCGGGTCGCAGGGCGGTCAAAGCGAGGCCGAAAAGGACTGCGAACGCTTCGGCATAGACCCGGCCGCTCTCGGTCTCACCGTCACGGTCGAGGTCGAGAGCGTGCCTATCTGGCCCGATATGCAAAACAGCGTCGCTCTGTTCCTCGACGCGACATGGAAATGGCTCCCGACGTTCGGCCCGCCGATCCGAACCCATATCATACGATCCGAACTAGAGGCGTCCGCCCGTCTCCTCGGCATCGACAACGTGCCCGCGCTTTTTCCTGATATCCGGGTTATGGAGGACGAGGCGCTCCGCTACTGGAGCCGCAAGAAGTAAGGGCGCGGCATGGCAGACGATTTCGACCTTGGCCTTACGATCCGCGCGGACGGGTCGGCCGCTGTTTCCGAGGCGGACAAGTTCGCCGGATCGCTTGACCGTGTCGCGACCGCTTCCAAGAAGGCCGACACCGCCGCGCGATCCCAGGCCAGCGGCACGGATGCCGCAACCCGATCCGAGAAGTCGGCCACCGACGCGACGAAGCAACACGCGGATTCGCTGGATCGCCTAGCTGGCGAGTTGAACCAGGCCAAAGCCGCCACCTCTGGCAACGTCTCTGCCTCGGCCGCTCTTACGGCTGCACAGGCCCGCCAGACGGCAGCTTCGGCCGCGCTCGCGGCGGCGCACGACAAGGTAGCGGCAGCGGCCGACAAGGACGGTGCGGCACAGACGCGGGCCGCCGCGCAACTCGCCTCTGCGCAGGCCCGGGTCGCGGCTGCAACAGCCGCGCTGGAACGCGTGCAGCAAAAGTCGAACACGGCGGCGAACGACAACGCGGCCGCCATGAACCGGCAGGCATTCGGCGCGCGGTCGCTGGGTCAACAGGTCGGCGATTTCTTTACGCAAATCTCGCTCGGCTCAAGCCCAGTGCAGGCATTCTCTGCCCAGGTCGGGCAGGCAGGCTTTGCCGCGTCCGAAATGGGCGGCCGCATCGGCAAGGTCGGCGCGTTCCTCGTCGGCCCGTGGGGTATCGCGTTGACGGTCGGCGCGCTTGTCCTGGCGCCGTTCGTGGAGAAGCTCGGCAAGGCGGCGTTCGGCGCGACCGACTTAACCGACGCGCTCGACAAGGCGGCTTTCTCAAGTTCGGCGTTCGGCAACGCGCAAAGCATCCTCGGCAGCGTGATCGACCTCAACACGGGCAAGATCAAGAACCAGTCGACGGCACTCCTCGGGCTGGCGCGTGCGCAGGCGATTGCCGGGCAAATTCAATCCCGCGCGCGCGAACTGGAGGCGCGCACCGCGCTTGGCAAAGGACGGAACGACTTCGGCGGCTCGCTTTCGCAGGCATTTGGCGCGGGCGAGCGACGCCCCGGCGCGGCCGAAACGAACCGCAGCAACAGCGCCAAGATCATCAATGCGACCCTAGATGGCCGGATAACGACCGACTCCGCGATCAAGCGGTTTGATGTGCTGCGAAAGAAGGGGGAACTCACCGAGCAACAGTTTATCGACGTTGCGACGACGATATCGAACCTCGGCGTTGAGGTTGAGAATGGCGGTTATTTCAAAAGCCTTGAGAAGGCGCTTAACGGCGACACGAAGGCGATCAAGGGGTTCCTTAACGAGGCCAAAAAGGTCAAGCCTAAGAAGCCGCCTAAGCCTAAGTCGACCGAGGCGCGCGACGAGTTCGGCCGGGATGCTGCGAACACAATCAACAGCATTCGGGCGCAATATGACGATACGCCATCGCTACTGCGCGAGGTCAATAATCAGGTTGCCAAGCTCGACGACCTGATCGACGACCTGGCGCGCAAAAAGCCCCCGGGGTTCGAGAAGCTAATCGCCGACGCGCGAGAGGCTCAAGGCGCGGTGCGCGAGGGCTTGAACCGGCCGTATCGCGATTTCGTCGCGGAACAGGAACGCGCGCTTGCGAACTCGCGCCTCCTCGCGGCGGGCCGGGTCGACGAGGCAGAGGCGGCGCGGATCGTCTATGGCTTGGAGCGCCAGATGGGGCCGCTCACCCCGGCACGAAAGGACGCCGTTCTCGCGACCGTCCAGGCTCTCCGGGCAGAGTCGCGCGAACTCGACTTGATCCACGAAAAGCAGCAACGCCAGCTCGACGCGATCAGCGGGATTCGCGGCGCGGTGCGCGGCGTGTTGTCCGATGGGCTTGAGGGGCTTGCCGACCTTCCGAAGCGTCTCATTTCGGAATTCAAGACGCTGCGCACCGACGAGATATTCGAGGACCTGTTCGGCGGCGCGTTCCGCGAGCTGGAGGATCAAGTCAAAGGGACGACGATCGTCGAGGACGCCTCGACCCGCATGGCCGAGGCGGTTGAAGGAACCGTAAACCCGCTGGGTCGCCTCGCCGATGTTGCGGACAAGGCGGCTGGCGCGCTTGGTGCGGTTCCGACCGGCCCCCAGGTCGTTCCGCCAAGCGGGGCCGGTATCGCGGCCAGCATGGCGAAGGGCGATATCAAGGGCGCGGTCGCGGCGATCGTGGGCGCGCAAGTCGTGGGCAACCCCGCAGCCGCGCCAAATGCTGCGCCCAGCGGCGCGGCGAACGATAACGGGGGCATCGTCGTCAACGGCCGTCGCTCGCTGCGATCGCAAGAGATTTTCGCGGGCGCGGCGGAGAAGCTGGCAAAGGGAGTCGGCATTTCTCCGGACGCAGCAAAGACGTTTGGCATCAACGCGGGCAAGGCCATCGAAGGCGCGGCGACTGGCGCGGCCGTGCAAAGCGTCCTCAAGCCGCTCGGCAAGGCCCTCGGGGTCAAGACTAGCGCCACCGGCGCCCAGATCGGCGGCGCGGTCGGTTCATTCGTCCCAGGCGGGCAGATTATCGGTTCCGTGGTCGGCTCGATCGTGGGCGGCCTGTTCAAGACGACGAAGCGCGGTTCGGCCACTATCGGCAATGTCGACGGGGAAGGCGTTGTAACCGGCACCGGCGGCAACTCCAGCAAGCTCCGAAAGGAGGCGAGCGGCCTGGCCGACAGCGTTCTCGGTAGCTTGAACCAAATCGTCGAGACCCTTGGCGGCGAGCTGGGACAATTTTCCGTCTCGATCGGCAAGAGCGGCGATTCCTATCACGTCGACACGAGCGGTCGGGGCCGACTGAAAAAGAGCCAGGGCGGCAAGGATTTCGACGACGACGAAGCGGCGGCCCGGGGCTACGCACTCGCGGACGCTATCGCCGACGGCGCGATCCAGGGGATTTCCTCTGCGATGCAAAAGGCGCTTCAATCGAACTCCGACGTTGATCGGGCCGTCTCCGAGGCGCTCAAGGTGCAGCGGGTCGAGGAACTTATCGGCGGCACCGGCGCGGAGCTGGAGAAGGTCTTTCGCGACTTCAACCGCAATGCGTCGGCCTACGTCGCCACGGCGCGCAAGTATGGATTGGACGTGCTGGCGGTTGAGCGTGCCAATGCAGCGGAGCGGGCCAAGCTGATCGAACAGACGCTCGACGATCAGGTCGGGAGCCTGCGCAGCCTGCTTGACGAATTGAAGTTCGGCGGTCTTGCCGAGGGCTCTCCGATCGACCAGCGGAACGCCCTCCTCGGCCAAATCAATACGGTGCAGGGCAGGGCGGAAGCTGGCGAAGCTGGCGCGGCGGACCAGCTCGCGCAGCTCTATCAACGCCTGTTGTCCAGCGGCCGCGAGAACTTCGGAACGGCAGGGCCGGAATATGCCGGCGACAGGCAGATGGCGCAAAACAACGTGCAGAAGGTCATAGCATTGGCGACGCAACGGGCGAACGAAGCGGCAAATTCGACGGTGGAGACACTGGCGGCAATCAGTCAGGGCAACCGGCTCGCAGACGAGAACAACGCGCTTACGGCGCGTCTCGTGGCAGGCGTCGGCAGCTTGCCCGATGCTATCGCCTCACGTCTCGCCGGCTATGGCATCACAGGGGCCGCCAATATCCAGGCCACGGCGCGCAGGGCGGTCGCGTGAGGACGCTCCTCGTCGAGGCGTCGCCCCGCAACCCTGCGACCGGCGCCGTCGTGCCCACGCGGCTAGTTCATGGTGGCGTGCGCGCATATACATGGCTTGGCTTCACGGATTGGCGCGGGGGAGTGATCCAGTTTCCCGCCTTCACGACCCGGCTAGATTTCGGCGATGCGGGCTGGACCGGGGGCGCGATCCCGCAAACGGCGGCGATTGAGTTCTCGTCGGCCGACCCGGCGCTCGTGTCTCGCCTGGCCGCTCTCTACTGGAACGGCGCCGCAATCACGCTTCGCGTCGATGACGACGAACGCGATGCTCCGACATGGCCCGTTTTTCTCAAGGCCACAGTTGCCACCGCCGATACGACAGATGGCGTGTTGACGCTGACGATCGGCGATATGTCGGTGGCGTTGAACAAGCCGCTCGCGCCGGACACGTTCGCTGGCACCGGCGGGATTGAGGGTTCGGCGGATTGCAAGGGGCGCGCGAAAAGGCGGACCTTCGGAGCCGCCTACAATATCGAGGGCCGGATACTTGATCCTCTGTATCTGATCTACGAATTTAGCGATCCGGCCAAGCCGCTCACCTCCATTGATGCCGTGCGGGATCGTGGTCGCGCCGGCCCGGTCACGATTGTCAATTGGCAAGGCAGCGCGGCCGCAACCCTTACGGCGCTGCGCAACGCTGCGGCACCCCGGGGCGGCGGCGTCGTCGCGCCATCAATCGCTTGCGTGAAATGGTGGACCACGGCGGCGGGGCCACTCACGGCGGACGTAGTCGGAGAGACCTATTCAGGGCTGCAAAATACCGCGCCACAGATCGCGAACCTGATAGCCGGGTTTGGCGGCTTGACCGTCTCGAATCTCGCCGCTGCAAATGCCGCGCGTCCCGCCTTGGTCGGCCTACATGTCACGGACTCAAGCGAAACGATCGCCAGCGCATTGGACCGATTGCTAGTCGGAAGTTCTTTGCTTTGGGTGCTCAACCCGGACGGAACAATTCGTTTGGAATATTGGTCCTTCGACGCCTCGATAGGCGGCGGGGCAGTCGAGGAAATCACAAGCCATCAAGTATCGCGAAAGGCGTTCTACAGGCCGATTAAGTCGCGAGCCCTAGGCTATAAGCCGAACAGTCGCGTTATGAACGACGGCGATATCGCGCCCGTTTTGCTCGCGGAAGACACCGTCTATCCCGACGGGACGCCGGTCGCCAATCTCCAGCCGGCCCAGGCAGGGGCCGACGTGACGGGGCAAAACACGTCGGCGGATAGCAACGCGCTAGGCGGCGTGCAGGCCAACATCGTTCACCAACGAATCCAAGCCGTGAACGATGGTCTCGCCAACCTAGACGATGACGTTCAGGACATAATTGACAACGCGGAAGCCTTGGAAAGCCGGGTCGATGCGCTGCGCGTTTCAGCGTCCCCAAACCGCATCGGCAACAGCGATCTAAGCAGCAAGGCGGGATGGGCCTTATTCGCCAACCCGGCGGATCGCTTCTTTTGGGGAATTTCACCCGCCGATTTCAAAGTTCCTGGCGAGGACTATTTCGGACTACTCGGCCTTGACCGAAATTCTGCACACTCCGGCGACCTGGCAAGCGACTGGATCGCCATATCGCCCGGGGGTTGGTGGCAAGCCTCAAGCTGGATCGCATCGCGCGAATGCACAGCGTCGATTGCCCTGCAATGGGGCGACGCGGCGGGCAATTTCATCAGCGAGGGGCCACAAAGCGAAACGATCGCGAACAATGCGTTTCGGGGCTCCAGCAACCTCGACAGTTTTAAGCGCGTGTGGTGCAAGGGACAGCCGCCCGCAAATGCACGCACGGTTCGCTTGAAGCTGCACAAAGGGGCGTTTGTCGCCAACCCGCCTAACGACCTCGCGTGGCTGTTCGCGCTTCGGCCGATGCTTGCGCTCACGAACGACGAACCTTTGGACCCGGCGCCATATATGCCCCGTGGTGGCGGGGCCGCACTCACCCAAACGACGATCCTCGCCGCCAGCGCCAGCGAGGCAGCGGCGCAGTTGCAAAGCATTCTCCAGGTCAATAGCGCCACCGGACAAAGCGCACGGGTGAACACAATCGAACAGGCCGCGTATCGGGCCGACGACAGGACCTCGGGTGCGCGCTGGAGCAAGGAGGCGGTCGCGGGCAACGGCCGCGCGCAACTCACGGTCTACGCCTTCGACAACAATGGCAACCTCATGACCGGCGTCGATATCATCGGCGACCTTACCATAAGCGGAAACCTGTTCGTCACCGGATCAATAACGACCCGCGCGCTTGCCGCTAACTCGGTCAATCGTCCGACGTATATACAGACAGGTGGCGAAATGACTGCGACCGCACTAGGCGGCGTTGCTTATCTCCTTTCCGCCAACGTCAATATTGTTGACGCTCTTAGCACGGTTGAACTTGACGCGAACGTAAGGTTTCGGGGAAAGTCAATCGTCGGGCATATAGAACTATGGTGCAACGGGCTGCGCATCGAAGATTTGATCGTGAACGTGCAGCCCGACGCAGATACTATCTCTATGACGCAGTCGGTCAAATTCCGGCAATTTAACCCCGGAACAGGTAACAAGTTCTATGAACTGCGTTTCTATAATACAGGCGTAAACAATACGATAATTATGCCCGGCACTAGTTTTCAAATGGTAGAGGTTCAGCGATAATGGCTTACGATTATTGGGTAATTTATGACACCGTGACTGGCGGAGTTATTACTACGGGTTCCGGTGTGGAGGGGGCGGCGCAGGCCCAGCCCCTTAACGAAGGTTGGGCGGTAATGGTCATTCCCTCGCAGGCCATGCGCCCGCTCGGCCAGGTGGACCTTCCTACGATCAAGGCTTCATACGCGGCCAGCATCGACCAAGACGCCAACAAGGTGTGTTCCATGTTCATCACGAACACGCCCAGCCAAATGGCGACCTATTTGGTTAAGGAGGCCGAGGCCCGGGGCGTCCTCGCGGGAAGCGACGCGCCCACTACTTTCCTTAGCGCAGAAGCGGCCGCGATCGGTATCAGCGTCCCCGACCTCGCGGCAGAGGTGGTGGCCCAGGCAGATATATGGCGCCCGATCG